ATCTATTCTAAATAGTCTTTTTCTGTAATTACTTTTAATCTAGTAGAATAATTCTGAAATGTTGAGAATTTAAAACGTTTAGGATCTTCAAGTTTATTTCTATCATTTGCTTCCAAAGCGTGATTATAGTCTATAATAGCTTTTACCAACTTATTAATAATAGCTCTATCATTGTCCATTACTTTATAATAATCTTCGATTTTCCGAAGGCGGAAAGTTGTATTCAACAAATAACTTTCATCTTCTAAAATCAATGTTTTACCAATATCTAATCCTTCAACATATCCTTCTTTTGCCGAATTTCTAAGCTTATACTTCAACTGGTACTTTTTAGGAATGTAACTTCTAAATGGAATCAAGAAAGTTAGCCCCTGTATTTTGACAACAGTTACCGCAAATCCCCTTCCTTTATTCATTACTTCCTTTGTCTTAAAGTCATAATCCATCGCTTGAATAAGGTCGTAATCCTTGCACATTTCTAAATCAATTTGACCTAATTTTAACTTCTTACTTTTCATTCCTATTCCTTAGATAAAAAGCTCACTAAAAAGTGAGCAACATTTCCAATGAGATACTTCTGTTGACGAGCGCGTCTCTCCGCCCCCTCATTGCCTCAAGAAAAGGCTGGGCGAATCGAAAGGAGGTAGATTTTTCCTGTTTTCAATTCTACTTATTTTTGCACATTTTTTGAATTTTGTCAAACAAAAAAACCGCAAGCCTAAGCCTGCGGTAGAAAGAACTATTCTTTGTCTTTGTTTTTATTTTGATTATTCCCTGTAAACAAACCAATTAGCCCTAGTGCAGTAGTTCCAGTTAAAACACTACCTGCAACTTGTTTATCTGTCGCTATTAAGTAAATTCCACCGATAATAACAACGAGGGCGATTAAAAAGCCGAATAACTGTCCCAATTTATGAGAAGAGATATTCCCTGATAAGTATTTATCTTCCATCTCTCTACGATGTTGGCTTTCTGCAATACCATTATCAATAATCTTTTGTGCAGCATCAGGATATAGCTCTTGATACCCTTTGAGGATATCTGGATGTGGTAGATCACCTTGATAGATTTCCAACTTCTGCAGAACTACTTGACGCTGTTCATGTGGTAAGCGCTCGACTTCATCAACAATATTATTGACTTCAATCAAATCTTTATTCTCGGTATCCAAATTTCATTACCTCTTTCTGAATGCCCATCGTTGATTTCTTGTAATCACTTTTGACTTTCTTCCAGTCTGGGACTGTATCAGCTTTTACTTTTGAAATGCTCTGGTTAAAGCTAAAAACAGGCAATACAATTGCTGTCATACCAAGTAAAAAAGACTTAAAGTATTGAGGTTGTTTTGTATTTTTTAACATACCAAATTCCTCCTACTCGCTCCATAATATTTTTTTGAATTAACTTGATTATGACATCTTTCTTTAAAAAAGTCAATGTTTCTTACTCTTTTTAACGAAAAAATCCCCACAAGAACGAGTCCTGTGGGGTAGAAATACATTTTAGAAAAGTTTCCTTTCTATTTATTTAATTGTAATCAAGCCTTCTGGCTCTACTGTGAATTCTGGCTTGTCTGCCAGTGTTCCATCTGGTTTAATGTAATACCAGCCTGTTCCGTCCGCTGACTGTACGAAAGCATTTGATACCATGTTGCCATTCTTACGGTCGAGGTAGTACCAAGTCTGCTTATGCTTAATCCAGCCAGTAACCATCTTGCCATCTTCATCAAAGTAATACCAAGCATTGTTGATACGAGCCCAACCAGTGGCCATAGATCCTGAAGCAGTGAACCAGTACCAAGCGTCCTTGTAGTTCAACCAGGTACTACGCTTCATGAAACCTTTGTCATCAAAATAGTACCAAACATCATTGATCTTCTCCCATTTGTCAGTTGGGTATGAGCCGTCTTCACGAACCCACCACCAACCATATTGGTTCTGTTGCCAGCCTGTTTCAACCTCTTCAGGCGGTACGATATACCCAACGATTTCATCGACAGAACGCTCATTGTATCGACAAGGGCCACCTACTTCTAAATAGTCCCAGTTGCCATCGATGTTCTGCTCAATCGTCTTGATGGTATATCCGTCAGAGTCCTCATAGACCAGCCCTGTATGCCCGTAGTTGACACCGTCACCAGCCACGTATGATTTTACGAAGAACCAACCAGCTTTTGGATAGTCAACATCATACACGACTTTCAGGCCTTGTGAACGTGCTGACTCAAGCAAGTCGTAGGCATTGCCCCAAAGGGTCACACCATACCAATGACGAAGCCCGTAACAAGGTACGTCAGCACATTGGAAGCCATAGGCTCCATCATTATCCACTCCATCGCCAGCGTTAGCCTTGTCGATGAAGAATTGAATCATTTCCTGTTTTTTAGACATACCTATTCCTCACTTGGTTTCTTGTATTCAAGCGCTCGTGTGCTGTCTGTGATTCCGCTAGTCGTCGGGTCATTGACCAGACCGATAGCAGTCAAGAACACGAATACCGCATTGACAAGCAGAATCAGCTTGTTGCCGATATCACCCAAATCCAGATGATATCCAAAGACTGCTGCACCAGCTTGCAAGACAAGCAAGAAGGCTGGGATTGCAGTTAGCCAAAAGAATTTATTTTGTAATCGTAGTTTCCAGTTAATCATATTGTTTTCCTCCTTAATCATATTCCAAGAATGGACGCATCTTGTCCAAAATGACCGGATACATCTTCTTATTTCCTTCTGCAGTAGGATGTAGACCATCTCCAATGAAACGATTTCTGACACTCTCTAAGACAGGGTTTAAACCTGACTCATTATGCAGATCAACACAAGGGATAGCGTACATTTCAGATACTTCTTTTACCGCTCGAACATAGTCTTGTAACAAGTTTCCTTTATTATTTGGTGTTGTCTGAGCATTCACCCAAGTCGTACCACCACCTCTAAAATATCGTTTCAGAGGTGTCATTGTCATCACTTTCGCATTTGGACGATTGACAGCAAGCCATTCAAGAATGTACTTGTATGCTCCATAGAACGAACTCGTTCCGGTATCAGTAACATTTCCTAAAGTTGCATTATTCCCCCAGTCATTCGTTCCTCCAAAGATAACTACAATGTCCGCATCAGCTGGAATTGTATCGAGTCTGTTTACAAACGGCTTCAATCTATCTGTCACATAACTTGAAGTACAGACAGAGGTTCCGCCAATCCCTAAATTCGTGACTATGCTATTAATACCGTTGCTTTTACACCAGCTATCAATGTAGCGGTGCCATTGTCAACCTCCAGCGTTAACACCTTCAGTAATCGAATCACCCAAACAAGCAATTTTTTTGGTCTTTGTCGTTTTACTAAAAGTATTGATGTAGTAATTACCTGCGTTGTTGTCGTAATAACCAAGCAATACATCGTTGGTCGTGTTAACCTCGCCCCCGACAATTCGTTTTTGAGCCTTGTTAAACACGATAAATCCTGCGCTACCGTTAATAGAGACCTCTTGAGCATCACACCAATAATTAGACTTTCCGACTTTCACATTACATTTTGGGAAAGATAACTTTTTTAAAGATTTGTTGTACACGATATTCCCGTTAGGGATATAGATGACTGTATTGCTATAAGTCGCTATTTCTTCAGTATCCAGACCACCACTTCCTGAGTTTGGACGACTCTCTAACGTTAAAATCCTTTGTTTTAATTCGCTATCGTTGTAATTGGTAGGCAGTATTCTCTCACCAATTCCTTGGACAGAAATGCTAGTACCACTAACAGCAGTCACTTTCCAAAAACCTTGGTTCGTACCAGTAGTACCACTCCAGTAATCTTCAATAATATCTCCGACTTTAATACCGTCAGGGTTCATGATAGCGTCTGGTGTTATTGTCCTATTAACACCAACACCGCCTCCGGAAATATCACCTTTGGCAATGCGATATGTTGGTGTATTGTTATCTGGACGACTCTCTAAAACAGTCAATCGTTGCTTGATTATAGAATCGTCATACGGAATAGGTAATTCCGATTTCTTAGCGTACCCTTCAAGAGATTGATGTTCTGTCAGATAATGCTTCTCTTCAAGTTCTTCATGCGTGACAATCTGAGAATAATCTATCTCAGTTGCCTCATGAAGTTCTTCTTTAGTTGCGTAACGTGTCTTGATATCCTTGATATCCTTACCGATTTCCGTTGCTAGATTTTCAAGGTTATGCATATCAATCACGCTTTCGCTTGGTTATAAGTTGCTACTAAATCAAGATTGGCAATTTCATCTACACGTCCGCTAACTTCTGTTACTTTGCCGAGAAGTGCGCCGTTTGCATCTTGATCCATGTTCGTGATTTTTTCCGCAATCTCTTTCAATGTATCAAGATTTTCAGGCACTGACTCGCCCAAAATTTCAGCTTTGACCTCTGATTTAGCTTGAGTGACTGCCTGAGAAATAGCTTGCGTCATTGCCGAAGTCTCTACTTTAGTGCTGACGCTTTGCTTCACTTCCTTGACATCTGCTCCGACCGCTTGTGCGAATGCTGTTAATTTTGTTGTGTCCATGTTATTAAACCTTTCCTAAATTGTAGTAAAAAAGCAAGTCAGGGATTTCCTGACATACTCCACCTTCGCTTACATGTCGTTCTGCAAGCTGTTTCTTAACTTCTTCAACGATATCTAATTCCTTTAATTTATAGATATCTTCCGTAACCAATTCTTTATCCGAGTCTTCAATTTCAATATAAGTATCTCTATCGCTTGGGAAGATATACCCTCCAACCGAGATTTCCACTCGGTATTTTCCGCTTGGTAGAATACTATCTAAATTAAAATTGACAGAATGGCTAGTGACGGGAGCAGTTGTCTTCCACCTGCGTTGTCCCTTTGTTAGAGTAATAACCGCATCTTGACCCTCAAACGAGGTCATGACACCGTAATTTTCATCTAACAATTCAAATCCAAAAGTGGAAGACAAATCCCCTTGTTTAATAAGGTCGCCACCATCAATTCGAGCCAAATTGGTTGTATTAACTCTACGTTTGTTACAACCCATCATTGCCCTCCTTATCCTTAGCAAATAAACCATCGTCTTTGAATGGCAACTTACCGAAATTATCATAAAGCCTATCAATGAAGCCATTACCACCCAATGCCTTATAGCTTGCATACATGCTATCGACTATTGAACATTCGTCCTTATTCGTGAAACCTCTACGAATGGCTCTGCGAATGTCTCTATCAAGTCGCATTCTCATAATGACCTGATGTGCATCATCGTGCAATTTCTGCTTATCTTGAATTTGACTAATTTTCTTATTGCTCTCGCTTGTGGTAGTCTGGACATCTTCGATTTGCTTCTTAACAGATGAAACTTCAGAGATAATCTGCTCTGTTTGTTCTTTGGATTTTTTAGGCAGCTTGTACCCCAACCACGCTATGATGATTGGGGATAATACCGAAACAACATTCGTGAATAAATGCTCAACGTGTTGTAAGACGTCCATAGTTACCCCCGTTATTAGTTAGGCGCAACTGTTGTAGCAGAAGGTTCTGAAACTGTAGGAGTCACGGTAGTAGCCGTAGAAACTGCAGCTGCTGGAGCGACAGTAGGCTCATTCGGTGCTTTCGGTACACTAAACTTCCAAGTTGCTAGTACGCCATTCTGGTAAGGTGTTCCTTCAAGTTGAGCAAGGGTTTCTCCTTGATAAGTAAAGGACTGATTGGTTTGAATCAGGATGCGTTTACCTTCTCCATTAACTTCGACATGACTAGGGTCCTCAACCGCAAAGATTGCACCAGGCTCGTAAACTTTTCCGACTTCAGCGAGCGGGAATAGTTCAACCATCTCTTTGTAGGTCGTACCGTAAGATACTTTTTCACCCATAATTGAATCTTGAGCCATCACTCGCACTACTTTATTAATGCGGTTCGCAAGTGCTTCAAGATCATTCTGCTTCGCTTCTGTTTGAGTCGCTTTCTGCTCTGTCTCAGCCAGTTTCTGTTTAGCCTGCTCCAATTCAGCTTGTGTTTCTTGCAGTTTCGCTTGAGCTTGTACAATCGCAGATGTAGGGTCAAGCTCTGCACGAACTTGCTCTAGGACTGCTTGAATTATTTTTTCATCAGAATCTCCTTGATGGTCTCCGTCCAATTCACGAGTATAATACGTGAAAGGTTGTTCCTTACGGATAGTTACTACTGTTTTGTCAACTCGAAAAAGTTTGTTTTCTACTAAAAATTCCATGTTATTTACTTCTTTCTATAATTTATTTCGATTTTAACCAACTGCCTGTGATAATTAAATCTTTGCTTTCCCCTTGATAATCAGTGTTAAAATGTCCCACGATTTCCTGGTCTCGATAATATCTTCCTTCCACATGACGCACTTTATTATTAAAATGTCTTTCAAGTGAGGTAAAGTTGTATCGCTCTCCAAAGAACTCATGTTCATCACTATAATTTTTTCTATCTAAAAAAGCATATTCTTTTGGTAGTTTGAATAAACTTTTGGTATAAGATGCAATAGTTGTTTTTGACTTATTAATTGAATCTTTATCAATGAATGCAATGAACGAAATCCAGTTACCGATAACATAAATCTTATTCATTTCTTCCGTTGCTAATTTTGAAGGCATGATACCAGGTATAAATTGAATCGGAATCACTTTCATATCCAGCCTGGGCAACACCTGCCAGCTTCCCCAAACACCATTGACTTTGGTTCTAACCGCAGTAAATGTATTTGCGTTATCTACTGCCTGCTGCATAACGTTCTGGCCATCGATTTTCGTTACAGTAACATAGAGCGGAGAACGTGAACCTTTTGGTGAATTCGTCAGCCCTGCTCCTGTATACATGCCTGATTCAACATAGCTATCCCAGTTTCCTGTAGCGGTCTTAGCACTGCCATTGTCATTCGTCAGCTTGGTTAGTTGAGCATTATTCCATCTATTCTTATCCACGCTCGATACGTGAATAGTCGAATTTTGGGAATGAGAATTAAACTCACTCTTACTCGCTTGTTCAACATTCGTGACATTCCCTAGACCGACTTGAGACTTTGTAACACCGTGAGGGTTGTTGCGGTTCCCTGTGTGGTCTGTCAATGCACGACTATCTGCCTTACCATTCCAAGAGGTTCTCTCTTGTTGAGTAATGTGTTTAGTCGTATCTCTTGCGTGAGCGTCAAAATCGGTCTTGCTGGCTTGTTCCACGTTCGTCACATTTGCTAGACCGACTTGCTCTTTCGTCACACTATGCGGATTCTTTCGATTAGTAGTATGAGCGTTGAACTCCTGCTTACTAGCCTGTTCCACATTCGTGACATTACCCAATCCTACCTGTGTCTTTGTGACACCGTGAGGGTTGTTATGGTTGTTCGAATGGTTTTGAAAATCAACTTTACTTGCTTGTTCAACATTCGTGACATTCCCTAGGCCGACTTGTTCTTTCGTGACACTATGCGGATTGTTCCTGTTGTTAATGTGACCAGTTAAGTCTGATTGATTCGCTTTATTTGTTGTTTGATTCCCGATAATCGCTTCAAGGCCATCAATATCAGATACTTTGTGACGATGGGTTGCGTCAGCTTTCCCGTTCCATTTTGTACGTTCCTCAACCGATACATGTCGTGATGTATCTCTGCTATGATTGTCAATGTTATTTTGCAGCTTGGTTTCTGTTGATTTCAGCTCAGAAATAGAGGCATAGACCAAATTATTGGCATTGTATCGAATGGTAATTTGACTATTCTTGCTAATGGTTGTATTGAAATCGTAGTCTCGATATACATAAGCAGATGTTTTAGGAGGAATAACATCCCCTTGCTCTGCCCAGGTATACATATACATGAATTCTTCGTGATTGCCACGTTTTGCAAACACACCGATTTCATTGACAATCATCTCACGCTCAATCCGTGAATTATCCAATCGTGCCACGATACGAATTGTATCTGCTGTTTCAGTCGATATAGATTGTGCAACTTGTAGAGAATGAACTACTTGAGCTACATCGTTTTTCTTACCAGCGTCTGTCCGATGCCGACCGCTTCCCAAAGCAATCCGAGTAAATACTAACGGCTCTCTATTTTGAATAGCTAGAGCTGTTTCGCTACTTGCTTTATCGGTTAGTATCGGCTGGATAAAATATCCCATCTAATCGCTCCTTTCTTTAATTAAATCGAACTGTACGAACGTCTAAAAGCGTGTGTGCACCGACATAAATTGTGTTCATCATCGGTGCTTCAACTGAGAATCGGATCCCTAAGTGAGCAGGAATCAACTCACGCACATACTTTAAAAAACGGTTCAAGTATCCAGTCGGTAGCTCTCCTAAAAATCGGATATGTACCGCTGAATCCTTGACCGTTACTAAGTTATTGACACTCGTAAAGCTCTTTGTAATTTTTTGTAAGCTCACTGAGTTGATTTTGATTTTGGAAGAAATTAAAGTGATTAGATAACGCCTTCGTTCTTCCAAGTCTGTCGTTTTCGGTTTTACCTGAAGGGCCTTTTCCCATCTTCCAAGCCAGTCTTCTGTCGCTTCTGGCAACAGCATCAACCGTCTAGTATCAAAGATTAAGTCTGTAATCAATTCCAACTCTGGAATCTCAGTTTCAAACAAATCATTGATTGTTGGATCTAAGACCTCTGGTAAAGCCGATAACATACGATATCTAACGTGCGACATTGATAGTTACCTCCGTTAATTTAGGAAGCATCGTGTTTGATAATTCGATACTTTGTTCCCTGTCGTTCAACAAAATACGGTCCACATCTCGAACCCCATTAATTCTGTCAATGATTGTGGCAACTTTATAGTTTCGAACCTCTTTCTCTTCAAATGCTTCTTCACGTAAGTATTTAATGAGTTGAGCTTTTGCCTCGTTCTTGATTGTTTCAATATCTACACCTTCATCGATCTTGATAGTTGCAGTAATACGAACATTGTAGCCACTTACAGACTGAACAGTCACATAAGCACCAATCGGAGCTACACCTAATCCGTGGCCACTTGGTTCAGGATCTAAGTAATTCTTGAACTTATTTACAAGTTCTGAACTAGCTTCATTGCCGTCGGCATCCGTAATAGATACACGAACCGTATTAGGTCCTTTCCAAAGCGGTTCAATAAGCGCTGAACCAACACCAACGAACTCACTTGCCCATTTCTTGTATTGGGCGATGTTCCCGTTTAAGGTCGGTGTTTTCAAGTATTCAATGGTACGCTTACGGAGTTGCTTATCCGTCTCTTCGTCTTCTCCTACGACGATAACAGAGCCGATTTCTGCTCCTTTAAAGTCGCTCAATACATCAATGTTGATGAGTTGACCTCTTACATAATTAGGAGCACTACCGACTTGTTCAGCTACTACACTATACTCAAATCCAGAACGACGCTCCAAGACACGGAAATTATACTCACTATTAACCACGCTGAAACGAGTTCCAAGCGGGATTTCCTGTTTAAATTGAACCAGTCGAACTGATGCCGTAGCTGGTAAGCGTTCAACTCCAAACTGTCTGCATAAACGAGTTAGGAAGATTCCTGTACTCGTATCTAAAAAGTTGACTTCCTCATACGATTTTAAGACCGTATACTGAATAGCAACTTCTCGAGCTGCAGGCGCAACTAGATTGTACAAGACAGATCCTTGTCTTTTGTCATACTTATCATCAAACAAGGCCAGCATATCCTCTAAAATTTCTGGATATGTTTTTACCTTTATCATCGTTTCACCTCCAAATCCATTTCAAATGTTCCAAAATCACTATCAACCATGAACTGTACATAAAACTCATCTTTCTTTACCTTAGTAGAAAAAGAATGAGCCTCATGAATCCTGTCGTCTTCATATAAGGCTTCTTTTATGCGCCGTGCAATATCCATCTGGGCATAATCCATATCCCCACCAAATAAAGCGTCTAACTCAACACCGTAGCGATGATCATAAATCGTATAGATGAACCGTTCAGTCGTCAGCATGCGTCTGATGGATTGCTTCAAAGCATGAATGCCATCTGTTTCTAGCAAGATATTGGTTTCATCTAGTGTTAAACTAGGCTGCTTCTTAGCTTCGACAACATTTTTAGCGATGTTTAAAAAGTTTGTTTTAGGAGTACTCATTCATCAGAACCCCCTTTCACTTTGCGCTTGTAGTGGAAAATTTTCTTGTACAAGACATAATAAAACCCTCCACCATCTTGTCTGATGAGATGAAGGGTTTGACCTACGTACTCAGGATCCAATGCCTCATCGGTCCATGTGACAGCAAGCATAGAATCATCTAAAATCAACTCATTTGTCAATTGGATTTTGAGTGGAGAAACCGATAAAACTACACCAGTCGTTATCTTGGCGAACTGGCGATTTTCAATGAAATTACTGATCAATTTCTTTAGATTTTCTATCACTTCCACCTATTCGCCTCCTGCCATAAATAATTTAATTTCCATCGTGTGCTTTTTATCACTAAAAGAATGAGTTGCCTCTTCAATGACATACCACCCCTTCTTCTCAATATCCTTAACATCCACATAGACTGCATGACCTGCTAAAAAGTCAATACTTCCTGTATCGGATTTCAGACTGAAAGTTTCTTTGGGACGATTTTTCATCTTCAAGAGCATTTCGCCCCATTGCTTGATTTGCCCCTCAGTCGCTTTCTCATCCACTTTTTTCATGTACTGGAGTTTTCCCCAAGCACCGATGTTGTAGCTGTCCTGATAGATGTAGACCTCTCTCTTTTTGGTTTCTTTGTTCTCTTGGATCAAGCGGACAATATTAGCGCTATCTTCAATCGAACCTTCAAACTCAAAGCTAGACATAAAGGATTCATTTCCGATAATGTACTGGATTGGTAGGTTTTTTGGAGTTGTTAGCGTCAACTCGCCGAACTTGTCATACAAGACCAGCAACTCTCCACTTTGTACCAAAGTCTCGTCCATGGCTTCTTGGATAATATCCAGAGCCTTCTTATCTTCCTTCAACTGAGGGGATAAGGTCACGGCTGGGGCTTTTAGTTCCCCAATCTTCAAATCAAAATCTCCTGCGATTGCCGAGACGATTTGATTGACGTTTTTGTCCTTGGCAACAAAGTTGATATTGCGTAGTAAGTACTTTATCTGGTCGTGGAAAGTCAAGGTTGTTTTGGTATCTTTTTCGTACTTAATTTTCGTCAAATAACCAAAGAACACCTCTTTATCATCTAGCTTGAAAGCAAGTGGAGAACCATATTCAAAGGCTACTTTTGTAGAGTTGTACAAGCTAATTTCCACGCTCCAAGCCGATCCTTTTCTAGTTGTCTTGAATTCAACCTTTTCAGACACAGTTGCTAAATCCCATGTATCTCCAGTTTTATTGTTCTGATAGAATAATTGCATCATGGTATCACAAACTCCTGTCCAGGATAAATCCAATGAGGGTCTTTGATTTTGTCTTTATTGGCTTCGTAAATTTCAGTATATCGGCTGCCATCTCCGTAAAATGTCTGAGCAATTCCCCAAAGAGTATCACCGCTCACAACCGTATGGCTTTTTTGAGCAGGTTTCTCAGTTGTAGGGCTACGTTCTTCAGTAGCTTTTGCCTGCGGTTTCTTTTTAGTAGCCTCAAGTGCTTGTTTGTCTTTGATGGTGACTTTCCGTGGTTTGTGAGACCGATATTGTAAGAACTTAATCTTATAAATCAGGTCATCTTCATATCCTGTCTTGGTAGAGACATCGAACTGTTCCACTAGAAATTTCCCGTTAATAGCAGAACCAAAAGCACCCCCAATCATGAGTTGAATAGGAGTGCCTTCCGTCTTAAATTTACGAATAGATGATACAAAGGATTCTGGAGAAACACGGCTATTACGTTGGTAGTTTCCGTCATATCTCCCGCTAGGAATAAAGGATTCAAACTCAATCGATTGTAGCTCTGGATTTCCGACAAGCGGAACATTACCAGTATCGATGATAGCGACTGTCTCAATTCCTTGTTTGTCCTCCAATTTGATTTCTTCTGGATTCACTGGCAATTTAATGCCTTCAATAAATATAAACATCTGCTACCTCCTTCCTAGTAAGCCATGAGGCCATCAGCGCCATTGTTCAAAGCGTCTACAATCGTTGCATTCAAATCATCCAATACGTTAGCATACTGGCCAGCGTTGTTAATGGAGTCAATGTTGGTGACAATCTCTGGTTTCAAGGTAATGAAATTCTGTTGCCACTTCATGGTCGCGACATCCTTAATTAACTTGATGTATTCATCGTCCAGTTTGATTTCATCTTCAATCTTGCCGACTTTATCTAATTTACCACCAGTTGGATTGTGGCCACCACCGCCTTTTCCTCCGTCTCCTTGTCCAGGTACTGAACTTGCTGGGCTGAGTTCATAAGGTGTTTTTCCTTGGTCGCTCAAGAAGTTGTTTCCTGCACCGTTGGCATCACCAGCTCCTTTGAAGAAACCACCTACAGCCTTATCGATACCTTTACCGATTTCATACCCTTTATTAAAG